TGTTCTACTTCATTTATGGTTTCCGGTTTCTTTCCGGACAAATGTTCCAAGATGAATTTTTTGGTATTCAAATAATCATCCGGGTTTGAACTTGGGTTATGTTCAAACAACTTATAAATACTTGCATTAACCTTGTAATTAGGAGTTTTGGTTTCAAAGAAAACAGTTTGATTATATGCCTTGTTAATTGACTTAACAAGTTCATATTTTTCTACACTTAGATTCTTTTGATTTAATTGCTGCTTACCTTCCAACGTCAATTTGAATAATTCGTCTGGATTATGATTTGTTCCTTGACCTAACGTTTGATAATAACGCAGTTCTTTAACAAGTTCACTCTTGGGGTGAAAATGTTTTTTGATTATTCTAATTGCCTTTTGAGGAACTGATGGTTCTAATGCTTCCCTCATTGCAAAGCGGGTTAATACTTCAAATATGAACCCGGTGTTTTTAAACTTGCTATGTTTCAAGTTCTTCATGTATTATTGTTTCTCCATGAAATATATTATTTTAAATTATTTGTCAAATTTGCCCTGCCTTATATTTGTCGTCAAGTACCTGAAGTAATCGTTTTGCAATGTACTCTGGACTTTTGTCACGATGTAGATTATATGAATATCTTAATTGTTGTAACCAGTTGTTTTTATTCGTACTTATATAATTGTTAAACAGTCTACGCTGTTTTTGATCTCTCTTTGATAATTCACTATAAAACGCATCTTCGATCGGCCTTAAAAAGGTTTTACCAGTATATATGTTACTTTTAGAGTCAATATCTGATAATGCCTCTACAATTATTCTTCTAATCAATTTTGAATTTTTCATTTTTGGTTCACTCCATGAAATATATTATTTTAAATTGAACTTATTAATAATATCATAACCCCATTCTAATATATCGTTTTTATGCGCAGTAGATAACTGTTCAATTTGATTCCAAATTTTTTCATGGTCTCTACCAGAACCATGTTGACCAGATACCAATTTAGGAATTTTACCTAAGTTTCTTAATATCGTGCGCAATCTCTTTTCCCATATAATTATTGCCGATTTATTATTACTTGCATGAATTTTATAATCTATTTTTTCTAATTCAGTATCGGTATATGTTTCCACAATTATTCTTCTAATGAATTTTGAATTTTTCATTTTTGGTTCACTCCATGAAATTTTAACTATAATTATCTTCTAAATCAAGTAAATTTTCTTCATTCAACATTGAAACTCCATTTTTGGGTTTAACCTTGAATTTTTCTAATTTTTTGGTCAATCTACTGTAATTTTCAACTTTTGCATTTTCACGTCTTCCAACCGGGTCACGTCCAAAATCTTTATCACGAGCAGTTTCAAACGAACCAGCAAATTGTTGAGGTTTACCTTCATTTTCCTCACGTTCGTCAGGTGTATATAATTGTTTATTTGTTTCACCAAATTGACCGGGCATATATTTAGAAGCAACCTGCATTGAAGCAATATCATGCGGCGTACCAAATGATTTACCAGTTACTTCCGGATCGTTTCCTTCTTCAACTATTTGTTTTAACCTGAACTGGAACTTCATGTCTTCAATTTTTTGAAGTTTTAAAGCCTCAATTTCTTCGTCATTAAAACCCCACAAATTCTTGTAAATATAAGTATCAGATAATAATGGGTTTTCTTCACGAGCAGACTTGGCCAAATCAATTCTGGCAGTTAGTACGTCTGTCTTTTGCCGTTCAAATATAAGACTTGGGTTGGTTAAGTTAAGTTCAAAATTCAATAAATCTTCTTCTTCAAAACCCTGAACCTTCAAATGTACTAATGCAATTTTATAAAGTTCACTTACAACAATTTTTTGGACTCGTTCAATCGATCTGGCGAACCTAATGTCAATCTGAGCAAGTGCAGAATTTTTTATAACTACACCAGTGGAAGTTAAATAATTATGGTTTTTATCGTCAATTTCTAAGTTATAAGTATCCGACCGTTCTGTTAATATTTCTACATATTTAACTTTATGATTATAACATTTACCAAGTATTGAATTGCACCATTCTTCAAAAATATATGTTTTTTCAATTTGTTTTTTTAATGTATTTTCAGTAAGCCCGATAAATTTACATAGTGATTCAAATGTATTATAATTAAGTGCAAGTTCATTTATATAATCAATTTTTAAATCTTTTGAACGACCTTCCGTAAATCCAAAATATTGATTCATAAATTGATTCACTGTGAACCCATTATTATTAATTGAATCTCGAATAGCTACATAACTATAATTAAATAATTTACAAAAATCTTTAAATTTTATATTCGAATTGATATTATTTTTATTCAATTCAACAAATTCAAGTATTTCTTCAAACTTAGGTCGAGGAATCCAACGTACACTTTTTTCTTTATGCAAATCGGTTCTACCATTTGGATAAAGTTCTTTTAATTTTGCTTGACCATATTTATAAAATTCAATTTGCTTTGCTGTTTCTGAAAATGCTTGTCTACGCTCTTCGGTAATTCCAGATTTAACAATTTCGGAACGCTCTTCATGCGTTTTACTAAGCCACGAATTTTTAAGAATATGTTTAGCATCCGGATTTAATTCTAAATATTTTTTTCTATTGTCTGATAGTTTTTTTCTATATTCTGGTTCTTGCTGCGCCAATCTACACCTTTCTCTACTTTCTTCTGAAAGTAATCCAAATTTTACATTTTGAGCGTGAAGTTGGAAATGATCCAGTCTATTCATTCTTAATAAATTGGTTGGATCATTATTATAACGGTTAAAATCTACATGATGTCGAACGATTATATTATTTTTATTAAATACTCCATCTATATACCCGTTATCAATTATTTTACCATTAAAATAATTATCAACCACGACATGAGTCCATTCCCATTTTGATGTATCTGGTTGATATATTTGCTCATATGTTGAACCATATTTACTATTTCGTTGAATGTGTAATCTTCTATTTATAGCACATAAACTGTCATTTGGCTGCAAATTTATAGCTTCGACGCGCTGCCCATTTTTTAATAAAAACCCATGATCGGGGGTACAATCAATATATTCATTATTGTCTAAATGTACTCTGACCAACTCAGCGTTTAATCTCGTTTTTTTGGCGTGTTTTATTTTGGCAGGTATTACTCGGTTTGTATCAAAATCAAATGAATATACCCATAAAGTTTCACCTTTATCGGTTAAGTCAGCTATTTCTGCCACACTCAACGTTTTTCCGTTTAATAATGGAATTAATGTATTTGGATGAATACATTTTTCACCAGAACCGCCTTCTTCTGCATAACCCAAATATTCTTTTGGAACTTTAAACGCCGAAATCATTTTATTTTTAAAATATTCAACATCTTCACGCATCCCGTCATTTGTTAACCCGGGCAAAGTTTCAATAGCAGTACCACTGTCTCCGCCGCGAACCGGGAGGAAATAATCATCCAAACTATTTAAAATATTATAACGTAAATTGAAATCGCCAGTGGTAGGATCGATGTATGGCGTTTTTTTCATCATGTTGGAAATTTCTTCGATATATCCATCTACTTCTTCGGGAGCAATATTTCCAATATCAATTTTAAATAAACGACGTTCAGGCGCTCGCATAATCCTATTTAATAACATTGCGTCTTCTGCAAGGCGCATCCGTTTAAATTCTTGTCGACCGCCTTCAACAATAGAACGTCCATAAGGAAGGAAATTGGTATCGCCCAATAATCTAAAATGGGCTACTTCATATTCTTCAAAATAATTGTTACTTCCCCACGTCATTCCGTAATCGCCTTCATAACGGAACCTAATCGCGTCTGGTTCTTTATCAGAACCTTCCTCTCTAATCATTAATGCAGGGTGGATGGGCATAACATTTACAATACCAGCACCTTCGGCTATTTGAAGATATAAAAAATTATCTCCGTATTTACAAGTTGCCCGAATCCATGACCAAAGGTTGAATTCAATATTCATTATATCATAAAACAAGTTGTTTAATACTTTTTTAATTTTAGCATCACTTGTTTTAATGATCAGTAATTCTCCCTGTTCTGATAAAGTTGTAGTCTCATCTGCCGTTATATCGATCACAGAAGAAACAATTGCGTCCGTATCCATGATTTCATAATCAAGATACATTTGTTTTCTTAGGGCTTCAATTTCTTCGTTTGTAAATCCTGAACCATAACCCGAAACAGTTGAAAAGTTTCGTCCGTTTCTCCATCTTGCCCTGTTGGAATAAGTCGTCGGACTACCTTGACTTTGTGATTTGTTAAAGTCAATAGTCTTTAATTTTCCTGATTTAGTTTTGGTTATAATCACATTTCGAGAAAATAACCTTTTTAATACGTCTTGAAATGTTGACATTTATATACCTACAATAACCATTTTAAACTTTGTTTTTCGCCTCTACCAATTTGCTGCTCCCATTGTGGGTTTGTTTGTTGGTTGGCCCTATAAATATTCCTATGAACTCTATTTAATGCGTTCTTGGTTAAATCTATACCCATTGATAATAGTTTCATACTCGTATCTCTAACCATCAAACCAATTGCAAACGCCATAATTAAATCGTCATTTGAACCTTTATTTGCTTGTGCTTTTCCATCCAACCACATAAAACCAAACATTTCTGTTGTCAATCTTTTCGAATAAATAATCGGAGCCTTTTCACTGAAATATTGCTCAAATTTATTTATCATAACTGGTCTGGTTTTAACGTCAATTGAATAGCCCGGAACCATATCTTTTTTATCTTTTAAGTCATAACCTTTGCGGAGGTGAATGTTCTTATCTAAAAACGGGTCTGACTTATAAGTATAGTAAAGATTTTTATAACCTGAATCAATTGCCACTTGTAAAGTCGAGTAACCAATATTTCTATTATCAATTACCAATAAAGCGTGATTGTACTCAGTTGCAACAGAAACCAACATATTTGCAAATGAGGTGGTATCAATTTTACCTTTATATTCAGCAACTTGTTCAACCGTATCTGCGTCAATTACATGAAAGGCACTATAATCTTCTCCATCGCCCCTTGCTACGTCTGCTGAAAGAATGTATTTCTTGTTGAAGTTTGGATATTTAAAAATCCACAATTCACCACCGATTCCCCTACGTTCTACGGGTTCAATTGTCTTTTCTTCGTAATGTTGCAGAACCTCAGATTCGATAACAGTATGACCAGAAGTAGCAAAATTCCCATCACATTCCTGCGCAGCCAATCGTTTTCCTAATATTTCGTCTTGTTGATCCCGCCATTTTTGATCTCTATCCGGATGCAAATACCAAGGCAAATTAATAGGATTGAACCTAACAAGTTCAGTTGATTTAGTTCCTTCAATTGCTCTTCGCCATTCATTATAAAATAAACCTTGTGCGCCGTTAGGAGTCGATAACATAACGCATCCGCCACCAGTTGCCAAAGTCATTTGTGATGAAGCCCAAATCTCCGAAATGTCCTTGATAAACGCACATTCGTCCAGAATTAAAAGACTTAATGCTTCCGACCTTGCTGCGTCCGGACTACTTGAAACTGCTTTAATTTCACTTCCGTTAGAAAATTTTAATGCAAGTTTGTTGTTATTTTCAACTTCAATTCCCTGCTTCAAAAATGCTGGCAATAAATCCCATGCTAACTGAACCTTTGCCACCAAGTTTTTTGCAACGTCTTGTTTTGTTGCAATTACCAATATCTTGAAGTCAGTGTTGAACATCATATAATGCAAAGACATACCCGCCATCAAGGTGGATATGCCCATTTGCCGAGACTTCAAAATAATGGAGAAACGGTTTTCTTTAATCTGTCTTAATGTATCTTCCTGAAACGGATAGAGGTTAAAATTCACTTTCCCTTTCATTGGGTGTTGAATCTTAACATATTTTTTGAAGAAATGTACTGGATCGACAGCACACCTTTTTATTTCTTCAATTATTGCCGTTCTTAGGTTTTCTTGTTTTGACAAATTAATACACTCAGCGTTTTAATTGGAGTTTCTACCCGGCAGAACATTATGGATTATTGGCCACTTGATTCCTATTTTTTCTAAAGCCGATTCCATTTTTTCTATCTGTGACGGTTCGGCATGAAATACAACTACTTCTGGCCGATTAGGCGAAAATGCTTTGGTTGTTATATTTTTTGCGCCGACAGATTTTAAAGCGGTTGATATAGCATCTATATCATAATCATGACTATCGAACCATGACGAGTATTTGACATAAAATCGCCTTTTCCCTTCATTTATTCTATGTCTTTTTTTATTTTGTTTTTCATTCAAAATTTCTGTAATCATTTTAATTAGTTTTTTTTTTGTTAATACTCATTTAAATTTCTCCATTGTTTTTCTTTTAAATTCATTATATTTTTCATCGATGAACTTTTTATAACTTTCTTCATCTTGAAATTTCCATGTTTCAATCGGGTCGATATCATTTTCATCTCCGGCAAAATGTATGTTTGAAACTTCACGTTTCAAAACTTCGACCTCTTTATCCGCTTGTTCAAAAAATGCTTTCGCGTTTGCTTCCATTTTTTTCATAGCATATTCATTGAACTCGCCTTTAATTTTAAGTGAAGTTTCGTAACTAATTAAACAGTCCTCACACATACCGACAAGTTTTCTAAACTTTTCATCAATTCGAGTTGGTTGTTTACAAGTACAAGTTTCTTTTTGACAATTGGGAAAGGAACTCAAATATTCTTGTGCTTCTCTTAAATTTTGAGCAATTTCAGGATGAACTCCGTATTTGACCCTATAACCTTGCTTTTGCTCCCACCAAATTGTATTTCCGTGCTGGTCGGCTTCTTCCCAAATTTCACCAACTTCTCTAATTTTTGCGGTATCTTTTGCGTCTGAAAAACCAATCGTTTTTCGAGTTTGCATTCTATGATTACCGTCAAGCATTTGTTTCAATGCTTTTATGTTTTGTAGTTTTGCCATTTATTTATATTTAAAACTTGGAAGTTTGTCGTTTGTATTATTTTTTTCTAAATTTGTTGGATCAAAATCATCTAATTCGGTAATATTTATTGATTCCAACTTCAAATCTATATCTGTATCAGATACGTGAGTTACAATGCAATAATATAAATCGTAATTAGGATGTATTTCTCTCAGTGGACTTGAACTTCGTCGTTCGATTTGATCTTGAAAATAACTTTTAAATTCTTCGTTAGTCATATTTCATCAGTTTTAAGGTTCAAATACAATTATACATTCTTTTGGTAAGAACGTTATTTCGGCCAACGTTACATTTTCAATTGCTCTATCTAAATAACCATAGTCTATTTTTATAACATCACCTTTTAATCGCCACTCGTACAATGTACTTTCGTCTGGATTTAGAATTTTAATAATTGCAGTTACGTCTTCGGTATTCATTTCTGATAACTCGTTTACAGTTATTCCTTCAAAATGATAGCAAAGAATTTTTATTTCATTTTCCCATCCGTTAACATTTGTCCATTTAGGCAAATCTGACGCTTTACCATAATAATGAATATGTTTAAGTTCATTTGGAAATTCTACTGCGAATCGAAACATTAATGTAGGATTATATGCTTCCGGTTTTACTCTGGCCATGTTTTTATCTTTTTATAGTTCTATCAAAATATTGCTTTGACATCGGATCGTCGCCAAATCTGTCGTCATCATCGGATATTTTTCCTACTTGAAACCCGAGATGATTGGTCCAACGTACTACCTTATCAAAATCGATATTTAATTTATCTGCTATTTCGGATTGAGAATATTTCTGTTTATAAAGTTTAATTACTTTATCTTTTAAGATATTGTCGGATATTTCAGTAATCATTCTAATTAGTTTTTTTTTTGTTAATACTCATTTAAATTTCTCCATTTGTTTATTTATTTTTTATTGTTTTGTAATATTATTTTGTTGATTTACAAAATCTGGAAACCTTTGTTCAGGAACTCCTAATAAGGCAGCAAATTTCATTATTGCCTTATATTTGTCCGTAGGTTGGTCTATTTGTTGAAGCATTTGCATGACTGCTGGCGTTTTTCTAAGTTTATCAATTAAGATTAAACTATTGGCAGACGCATTTGCTTGCGGTTCTATTTCTTCATAAATTTGACGTAATGTTTTCATCATTTCTCCTTATATCATTATAAATATCTTATTTTTTGGGAAATCTCATTTTGTTGTAAATATTGAAGATTGGCTGCAAGGCTCCAAAACTTCCGGTACATTTCCAAACGTTCCCTCTATATTCAAAAACCAAACCTTCGATCGGATTAATTGCATTTACGCCACCAATCCAATCAAGCAATCGAAGTCCTTCTTTGAACTTTGAAATATCTGCATCAGTTTTCAAATTTGACTGAACATTTGAAACAATATTTCCAATTACAGTTTTATTTTTACTATTTTGCGGATTTGTTTTACAAAAATTTTGTATAACCAAGTTTTCCAACAACAAAACAGTTTCTTTCAAATCAATTCCGCTTACAATTTTATCTTTAATAAATTTGACAGTTGCAGGATCATTCAAAGGTTCTAATTTAAAATGAGGGCTTTTTTGAATTTTGAATATTTTACCATTTCCGAGATTAAACGGAATTTCAGTTGTTTGATGTATTTCATTTCCATTTTCATCGTAAGTGATCAAAGAATGAAGTGAAAGTGTAGGTTCATCATATTCAAATACATTAACAATTTTCGGATGCAGGATTTCAAAGTTCAAAAAAGTTCTACCATTATTAAAAATTTGATTTAATTGTTGAGTACCCAATCTCAATAATTGTTGACCAATTTCTTCCAATACTTTTGAATAAACCATTTTAGGATTTGGTTTATCTTTATATTTTTCCTTTAATTGTAACATTGTCAAAGGTTCGATAATAGAAGATTTATTTTGTGCGCATAAAATTCTCCCATTTCTAAACGTAACTTTGAAATTGTGACCATCATATTTCAAACTAACTTTGCCTATTTTATCAGTGTTAACTAACAACGCATCTACAAAATCAAGATAATCGTCAATGGTCAAATTTTTATCTTCGTATAAATGACAGATGTGTTTGGTAAATTTTTTTGCTTCCATCGTCAAAAATGGAGTTGAACTTTTGAAATCTTTTTTCCTCATAATTGTTTTTGGAACTAAATCAAGTTCCTTGTTTTTATAATCGTATTTCAATATAAATGGCAAATTAATATCAGTTTCCATATCTCTCAAAACTGCTTCTAATCCGGTCGGAGATTTTTGAAGTTTTTCTCCAAATTTAATTGATGCTTTTTTAAAAATTTGTCTTAATTCGTCTGTCGAAATAGGTTTACCATTTCTCGGGTCGTTTACTCGATGCCAAAAATGCGTACCCTTCATTAAATTTTGAAATTCAATATCAATTCCATATTCCTTAAACAGTCGATCTGCATATTGTTCAATTCTTTGAAGTTGAGTTCTGGTTATATCGCCTTCTGTCAATAAAACCGATTCAGCAAGGTTGGTTATATCAGGATGAAATTTTCTTTTAAATAAAAAATGAATTTGTGCATCATAATAGCCCATCAAATTTTCAAATTCGTCATGTTTGGCCATTGGTAAGGCTTGACGTAATAAAGTTCCGTTTATTTCCTTGCCTTGAAATTTAATTGAAAAATTGGGCATCTCTACAACATAACCACATTCACTCAAAGGTTTAAGTTCATTTTGACCATAATATTGTTTAAAATAACTTTCACTGCCGTCGCTTTTTTGGAATCTTATTCTTCCAAAATCCTTTTCACCATAAGCAAATATTACCGAAGTTTCATTTGGATTGAACCTTGAAATTATCTCATCCGCTTTATACGGATTCACAACCTGAACAATTTTTTCAGGATTAATATTGTATTTTTGAATGCAAAGTTTTTTCTCTTCAAATGTTAATGGTGAATTTAAATCCGTTTTGTTTGAAGTTACAATAAAAACGCTATCAATCCCAAAGACCTGACATAACCATTTATATGCTTTAAAATGGTGCGGACCAAAGGGTTGAAATCTTCCGGGATAAATTACTATTTTTTTCATGTTTATCTAAATAATACTATCGGTGGACTGAATCTCGGATCACGAAGTCCGTCTCCGCCCCAACCAACTAATCTGATATAACAAAACGTTTTACTTGCATTGGGAATTCTTGCCCAACCACTATCTTTATAATTCGGTGAATTTCCGACGGTTAATGTAACCATCTGGTCCCAACTTGATGAACCGTCAAGACTGTATTGAACTTCTAATGAACAAGTAGGCCCGGCGGCAATGGTTTGTAGTGACGTGAATAATCTTCCTTGCGTTATTTCCGCAAAATCTCCAATGTACGTCGCGTCCGGAGTCGGAATTCCCCCTGTACCTAACCAAGTATTTACAGAATTCTGCATATTAGTCCACTCAATACCGGGAGTAGTCCCAACAGTTATCGGGCCACTCCAAATATATGACATTCTGGTAGAGGTTGAGCCAGTCTGATACAAATTTCCATTTAGATTTGTCGACCCGGTAACTGAAAATTTACTTTGACTTGTATCATATGTTAAACGTGAGTCGGCATATGATGAACTTGAATCACTTCCACTTGAAATTAATAATCTATAAAGGCTACTACCACTTACGGTCGGCCTGTTGACAATTAAATTATAATCTACTTGCTGAGAACTTGAATATAACGTTTTAGTTTCAAATATATTAATTCTACTGGAAAGTGAATTACTTGCACTTACAAATGAACCTGTAATGTCAATGGCTATTTGATTAGAACTTGATAATAATCCAGTACCTTTTCGCTCATATCGATTATCATAAGAACTTGTTAATTGATCGGAACCTGAAACCGTTCCGGGTGGAATTGTAACCGTTCCACCGCCGGAAGTTGGTTTAAAACTTCCCTCAAAATAAACTCCCGGAAGTAAACTTGAAAACTTGTTTACTTTTTTCCCTACCGGATTGACATAATCAAACTTGAAATTTAATTCACTTCCAGTTGGAATATTTAAGGGTGCAAAAATTCGCGTTTGTTTTACGTTATAACCGACTTTTTCCTCTGGTTGAAGTACAATATTACCAATGGACAAGAAACCTCGCCTCAACGTAAATTTGGGACTTATACGGGTATTCCTATTAACGTTGAAAATTAATTCCGCTCTACCTTGCCGATCTAAGATACTCCCAATATAAACTCCAAGGTTAGAACTTTGGGTCGGAGTTAATATGAGATTTTTACTTTCACTTAGTTTTTTAATATCTGAACCTGAGATGAAAATATCAACTTGGGGTTCTAAACTTTGACTTGGTAGGAGTTCATAATCAAATTCAAGTTTCCAATTCTGACTTTGACGATTAATTAACTGATATTGGTTTTTTGGTTCAAAAGTTAAATTAGTTCCACTGAATTTGATCCCATCGGTTACCGAATCAATTCGTTGAATTACCACATTTGAAGAAGTTTGCCAATACGTTTGAAAATCTGAAATACCTGACCTAAATATACCGATGGGCTTTTCAACAATTCCTTTATTGTTATCAAAGATTAGGTTATTTGAGTCAATTAAATAATTTTGACTTCTGACTTCAAAATTGCCCAAAGGCTCATAATTGTCACCAATTAAACTTAAATTTTTGTAACTAACATCAATTGATGCAACTTTACCAGTCAACGGATTTAAGTTATATACATCAAATACTGCATACGATTGAGTGTAATTGGTTTGACTTAAACTTAAAACTTCATTAAATGAGCAAGTAAAATTTGAATGCTCAAATAATCTATCAACCGAAATTGTTTTTATTCCAGTTGAACTTTGATATTCAATCGTTTTGGTAAACGGCGGATAAATTTCAATTGAACTCGTGGATAGGACATTTAAAATTGATGCACTATAACTTAAATTTACAAATGGAGTCGAGGTTAACGAATCATTCGGAACTTCCAATGAAATATTATTCAAAACAATTTCGCCGCCAATATAACTTGAACTAAACGGAAAATTTTGACTCGTTATTCTGGCTAAACTAAATTGTTGGGGAAGTTCCAAGGAAGAACCACTTCCAATATTATTTGAAGTTGAACCTTGACTTATAATTGTGCGAAGTTCTTTTTTCTCAACCTGAAACGTACTCTCAACTAATTGTTTTGGAATTACAGGACTTACTGTTGAAATATTACCAGTTCCAACTTTTGCAATTTTACGACTTTGATTTGTAAATGTTTGAGTTGCAAGTTTTCTTTCCTGATAATAAATTTCAGGAGGATCAACAAATTTAATTTCTTGTTCAGTTTCTAACTCTGAATTTATTTCAAGGTTAATAATTGAAAGATACGATGAAGTTTGAGAAAGTTTGGCGTAAATGTATAGTTTTGATGGTCCACTTAAATCAGCGGGTTCAATTTCTACAACAATACTTCTACTTTTATCTTCATTTGCAATTTCGCCTATTTCATAATATAGTGGATTTCCTATTTGGTCAAGTATATCAATTAAAACTTCTGAACCTTTAACTAATCCATCATTAACTAACCTTAGTCTAATTTCGTTTTTACCTGAACAAAGTTGTTTAGGAACAAAAATGTCAAAGAGAGAACTGGTATCTACATCAACTACTGATGCTAATACTGAATCTAACCCATATTTGACTCTTTTAAGTTTCTCCATTTACATACCTAATCTTACTAAATCCACCTTCTTTATTTATACTAATCTGATTATCAACTAAATCTCGCATCGAATCGATGTGTGAAATACAAATAATGTGGTCATATTGGTTTTTCAAATATTGAAATAATTTTCCAATTTGAAGGATATTTTCACTATCCAAAACACCAAAACCTTCATCAATGGCTAAGAAGTTTGATTTTGGTAAACTTGTAAGTTCAGTCAATGCAACTCTAAACGCCAAACTCAACACAAATCTTTCCATTCCGCTTGCAAGTTCAACTGGCCAAACTTGCTCAGGACCGTATTGAATAAAAGCATGAACATATTTTTCATCAGTGGCTTCAAGTTTAATGTTGAAGTTGGCTACTGAATTTAAAATCAAATTAACTTCATTTTCCAATACCGGAAGAACCATTTCAACAATCTTATAAGGAACTCCGTCTCTCGAAACGGTATTCATGTAAAGTTCATAAATGCGATATTTTTTTATGTAATCTAAATATTTATCCAACCTTTCATTACAATTATCGTATTCTTGTTTCAACTTACCAATTTCTAGTTCTATTTTACGTTGCTGCTTTTGTAACGTTTGCTCTTGACCTGTTAACGCATCTATCTCGTGTTTAATTATATCAATTTGGTTTAAAATTTCTTTATTTTTTTCGATTAATAAAACATTTTTGTTATATTCATCCTTTTGTCTGGATAACATCGAAATTTCAGATTTCAACGTTTCATTTTTCATTGAATATGTTTTTTGTTGTTCTTCTACAACCCTCACCTTAACTTGTAAATCATTCAATGTCTGAGTTAAACTTTGAAACTGTTTACCTAATTCCAAACTCTGAAACGAAGTAGTTAATCCTTCTTTATAAATATCAAGTTGTTCATGTAATTTTTCAATTTCAGAACTTAATACCGGAATACGTTCAATAGCATCTTTGGCCGATTTAACAAATTGGTTGTCTACGCAAAATTTACAATTCGGATCGTATTCATGTTTACTCAAATGCAATTCCTTTGAACGACATTCTTTTAACTCACTTTCCAGCAACTTAATTTTATTTTCAGTTTCACGAACCAAAAGTTCGTTTTTCTGGTGACTGGACTGCAATTCGATCAAATTTGAATAATTTTCTAACGGTTGAAGTTCAAATAAAAGTTGATTCCGTTTCTGACCGATTTGCTGAATTAATTCATTTGTTTGTCCAATTTGATTAAATACCACTAAACTTTCGTCAGAAACTTGTTTTATTTTTAGTTCAATTTGCCCAATATCCAACGTTAAATCGATAGGACGATATTGTTTGTTTAATTCATTTAATGAATTATTTTGTTCTTTTAGTTTAGTTTTGACTTCAAAAATCTGATTATTTATAGTTCCAATTTCAACCTCATGTTCCTGCAATTCACTGTAAATCTTACTTGAACGTTGATGTAGATTTTCCTTCTCCAAATCTCGAATTAGGATTTGATACTCTTTTGAATTTTCTTTGGCGATTTTGTAAAGTTCGTCGTAAACAAAAATATCCAGAAACTTGTAAAGTAATTCCTTGCGGTCTCGTTGACTTTTTTCAACAAAGTTTTGATTATCATACTGGGTTGATAGCGCAGTCATGACGAAGTCATCATATGTTCCCACATAATCTCGAATCACATAATTGGTTTTATCCCTGTCTTCCCCGTTCAAATTTATCCGTTCGCCATCATCATCAAATGACCAAAAGTTGACATCTACTTTAACTGCGCCAGTTTTTTCATTTTTAGTCCCAATACGTTCGATTAAAAATGTTCTTCCGCCCAGCTCAAAACTTAATTTACATTGAAATTTATTTTTTTGATTGTTCAGGATGTGGCTTGCTTTGTTGGCTCGGGTTGATTTGTCATATAAAACAAATGTTAAAATATCGAAAATTGAACTTTTTCCCTCGGCATTTTTACTGAACAGACCATAATTTCCACTAAAATTTGAAAAATCAATAATGTTATCTTCACCGTAAGAAAACATATTTGAAAATTCCAAAACTAAGGGTTTCCAAGTTACATTTCTATTTGCACTTGAAACGGGAAGTAGTTTATTAATTTCAAAGTTCAAATCCAGAACATTTTTAACTTCTTCTGGAAGTATATCAGGATTTTGAACGTGTAAAAGTTCTTTTATAATACCGTTTTGAAAATCAACATCACGACTGTTACCCAACAAATCATCGTGGGTTTGATCATTTTCAACAAAGGAAAGTGACTTTTGTTTAATTAACTCAACAATATTATATTTCTTTCCCAAACGTTTGACAAATGCCTCAACTTCTTCATTCGTTGTATTATCAAATTTAACCCGCACCCGAAGGTTTTTAGGTAAACCGTTTGGAATATCACATTTACCGTTTACAAGGTTGAACGTGATAAAACCGTAATCATTTTTAATTGTAACAAATTCGGCAGTCCTGCTTGGTAAATCCCAAACATAAATACCGTGATTATCTACTGATTCCCCGTAATTTTGGGAGATAAGAGAACCGGGATAAATTACTTCCGGATATTTTTGACCATCTTCTTCGCGGTATTTTTGTAAGATTTGTGGCGAATGTATGTCTCCCAACATTGCGACATCAAATCCGTCAAAAATATTCAACCTGTTACCAGTTTCAATAGTTTGACTTTCAGTTCGAGAACCGATAATCGGCCCATGATGTAAAGCAATTTTATATTTTGCTTTAATATCCTTTGCCGGAACCCATTTATCCTGACCGTCCAATAAACCAAATACTGAAAACGTCAGCCCGCCAAATTTATAAACGCCGCTTTCCCTCCAATAATGAAGGTTAGGGTGATTTAAACTTGAAACAATCGGAGTTAGGGCATCTAAGCGATGTAAATTTGAAATGTTAGCATCATGATTTCCTGCAATTAAAATGGTCGGAAGTAAATCAGCACAACCTTTGAAAAACCTTGACGTAACATCAATAAGTTCGGGAGTCATATCGGTCTTGTTATGAACGATATCACCACCTAAAAAAATTATCGAATTTTCTGTCTTGGTTTCATTTATGTATTGAAACAAACGTTTGAATACTTGTTCGTATTCTTTATGGCGTTTGAACAAACGAATATGGATGTCGCTTATGTGGTATATGCGTGTAATCAAGTGGATATCTTATTTTTTATTATATCAGTTTAACATTTAATTCATTTTCAAGTTCAGCAATTAATTCAAAATCAAAATTATAACCTCCACTTAACCATTCTTCTACAACTCCTTCACTCGTATCCATAAAGTAGGCAAGTTGTTCTTTGGTTATATTTTTTTCTTTCATTACATCGTGAATTTTTGCAGCCATTACCATTTTAAGTTCAGTTAACCTTAACGAACTTGGAGAAATAGTTGAAATAAAGTCATCAAGTATTTTTGAGTTATATGCCATCATTTTTCAATTTAGGAGGAGGTGGAGGATTTTCCATTTTTGGAATTAAATCTTTGTATTTTATCCATCGGGCTTTTTGACAACAATTACAAACTTCTAATCGCTCAGTCGTAGTTGACCCGATGATTCTAAATTTATGCCCAAACCATTTACACCAAAGTTTTTTCATTTCAATTTGTTTTTAATTTTAAATAACCAAATTTCACTTTCATTCAAAGGTTCAGCCTTCTTTATATATTTCCAAACTTCTTTATATCCGAGCGAATTAGGGTCTTCATTTTCTGGAAGTCGAACCTTTTTAACTGTTATTCCATTATTCAAAAACCATTCTGCCTGTAAAATAGCATCGTTTAAAGCATCACCATCCAAACAAAAAATTATTTCACTTGTTCCTTCTTCCAGAACCTTTTGTTGTAATGCCTTGTTAATTCCCTTACCATATAACGGATAGGCGTTTCTTTTAATAACAATGGCATCAAGTTTTGATTCAACTAAGATAACAGGCTCTTGCCAATTAATCAAATTTTCGTCAAAAACAATTTCATTTTTATCAATGTTTTCAGGGATTTTGAACTTATAATTTGAAAGTTCATTAAAGGTTCGACTACCAAAAAAGTTTAGTTGACCTTGTTCAGTATATGAAGGGAAAATGACTTTATCGTTGTACTGACCTTGTTCACAATAACCAATGTGATGTTTTATTATATCGCCTTCTGTTATACCTCTTTTTTTAACATAACCTTGGGCTTTTTTGTAAAAGAAACTTCCACTTGGTTCCCATAATGGTTTGAATTCCTTCGGAAGTTGTAAAGTAGTTAAAGGTTCAGTTTTGAAATAAACTTTTTCCTTCCATAACTCCTTTACTTGTTGAACTTTTGATTGTGATTGGTTCAACTTCCTAAACAAAATACTTACGTTCGAACCCTTAGCAGGACAAACCCAACATTTCCATTTACCAGTTCCTAAACTGATACCAAGTTTCTTCTTCCTATGAGAGCAAAACGGGCAATGGAACTGATAATAGTCACGGTTAGTTTTTTCACCACTACCTAAAACGGATTCAAGTATTTGAAGTTTATCGTTCATTATTTACAAGTATAAAACCTTTTTACGAAACTTCCAAATACTTTAACACTTAGTTAACTAAAATGCTTATTCTACGTTTCTAATGAATTTTATATTTTTCGGGTTAAAGACAATGTAATTTGTCGCGTCTGAATCTTCTAAAATTACACCGTCAAAGCCTCTATCTTCGATTTGGCCGAGTCCTAATTTTTCATATTCATCCCAACCTGCCGGATTTTTAATTGTTATTTCAAATTCCATGATATATTTGGAAGATAATGCTCCCGCATTTCCAGATTTAATATCAGCAATTGAATCGGAAAACCATGCTATTTTCTGGGCAGTTTTATTTAAATCAAATTTAGTAAATTGATGATTTGAACCGTGATAAACTCTAAATTTACCGCCTTTAAGAATTTCATTGAGTAACATTCTAAGTTTCAAAATTACCCTCCGAAATATTTATTTTCAAAATAAAGCAACTGATATTTGTCGTTATAATCAATCAATTCAAGCACATTCAACAAGTCACTAAATTCTTTAACTGATTGAGTTTGAATTTGGACATAAGATTGTAGAAAAGTAAACGTACTCATATCCTTAATCAAACATTGTTTTGAATCGTTTGAATATTTGATTAAAAGATCATATTCAAGGTTATATGCCTGATTTATAATTTGAATCAAATTATCTATATCAAAGTTAGTTTGAACTTGGGGGATTTTAGGAATTAAATTCCAACCAACCATGTAATCCTGAATTTTTAATGCGTGTTCCATTTCACTTGCGCTTTCTTTTGCAAAAAATGAACCTGCATTTGTAAAACCAACTCCATTACACCAATTTGAAGCGTTCAAATAAAAATAATGTGCTTTGTATTCATCTTCCAACCTTTGATTGAGCATATTTTCAATATCTTGCTTCAATACCTTGGGCTTTAAAGGTTCTACTTGATTTTGAAGTTCTTCCTTCAAAACCTCCATCATTAATTCAGAATGTTTTTTGATTTTCATAGTCATTTCATCAAGTTATTAAATTTTTCAATTTGGTCGGAAAATTGTGGATATTTTGACTGTCCAAAAAAACTTATAGCAAAAATTTCCGCAAAAGATTCACTTCCCGCCATCGAATCCGTTTTCGAATATTTGGTAGTATAAAAATCTTCATCTTTAAAAGAACTTGGAACGTTTGATTTTTGTTCAAATCTGTGTCCTAATTCATGTGCTATTATATACAGCAACGAGGCATAATTTTCAGTATCTACATCACGAGAATTGCCTTCTTTAATCCATATTTGATCTTTATTACTTACATATTTCGCTTTACTTCTTAAAAATTTACTTGATTTAAAATGAATTTCCAATTTACCGACAAGAGATTTTTTATGAAAACCGTCAAATCTTTGCAAAAATTTTGCAATCTTAATAGCCGTTTCTTTAAAACGAACTCCGGCCATAGACGAATCATTTATAAAAAATAAATTACCTATGTTAAAATTATCTATTCTTTCGGTTTTTGTATTGAAAAAAGCGTCAACGATTCGGTCAATATCGTCTTCTTTCCACCACGAAAAAGTCGCTGAAATATTACCAGAAACCAATCCGTATTCTTTATAATTATTGGCCATCTGTTTTAAGTGTTTTATTGACTCAAAATCTTTTTTCAAGCCTGATGGAGCCTTTCCACTTGTAGGAAACATATCAATCCATTTTATAAAGTCGTTTATTTGTTCAGGTTTGAATTTCAAAAAAGATTTACCAATAATTTTCATGGAATTGATATCCATATTTTCCTTTAATAATACCTCATATATCTTTCGCAATTTCATTTATTTTTCCCTTAAAAAACTTTGTATTTGCAATATGGTTGTTATATGAATTTACAAATAAAACATCATATTTCATTTGAAAGTATAATTCATAAAATGAGGTATCAATTTTCGATTCCGTAAAAACAAGTATTTCTCTTTTAAATTTATCCTTACCTAAAACCTTTATATCTTCCAATAATTCTTTGGAACTTCCCCAATAGTCCTTCCAATCAGTTTCTTTGATAACTCGTTTAAACGTTTTACGTTTATTTTCAGGTAGAAGTTTTTCTTTCTTAGTTAATCGAACCTTGCGGTTGCTGTTTAACATCTTCCTTCCTACATAAATTTTTCCGTCACTTAATCGGGTAATTAAGTAAATAAACCCGATAGTGTTTTCAGGTATTTGTACTTCCTCATTTTTATATAACCAATTCATTTTTCAAATTCAACCTTATAGCCATTTTGTTCAAACCATTTTTTTATTTCTAAAATTTTTCCATGACCATCTGTTAAAAAGTCATTCACGTTTCCAAACAAATCTGTTATAGAATCTTCTCCCCTTACAAACAATTTTTCAGGTTTTTGGAAAACTTTATTAATAAACCGCTTGGTGATGATAACCTTACTGACGTATTTTCTGAAATTTTTGAAGCCGACATCCTGTTCTAATTTTTTACCATACCAAACTTCTTCCTGTTCGTCTCCAAAATTAATTCTATCCTCTTCTTCGTATTCGCCAGCATCTTTATCATAAGTATCGTCATAAGGCATTACTTGGTAAACATTTGAAAGTTTATTTCCATCCAATTCAAATGTTATATCTGCGCCCGAAATGGAAAGTTGGTCACCTCTACGTCTACTGAAATTTTTATCACGAGTAGTTGAAACGGTTCTACCTTTGATATTCTTGGTAGCATGAAATCCTTTTAAATGGTCTGTTTTTACTATTTTAATAGCATTATTCAATGAAGTAAAATGGTAAACCTTTCCAACTTGTTTACCTTCATCTAAAATACTTTCATATATTGTTCTGAGTTTCATCTATGCGTTACCGTTATATTATCGCCGTCACTTACTTGTACGGTTATTCCGTTATTCACCTTTATATTATAGTGCAATTGATACTGATTAACTAATCCGCCAGAGTTTCCATGCTCAATTCTTGCAATAATAGAACCTGACGTATTTAAACCATCAAAAATACTAACAATAGAACTTGCCCTTGCTGTATTGAAAATGACTTGACCTAAAATTGCAGAACCTGAATGGACAAGATGAATTCCTGAACCAGTTATATTTGTCCAATCCCAATGTCGTTCCACATATTCCGTTGTATAAGTATCATCTGAATTTTTTAACAAATTCAAATTTACTTGTCCAAAATTCGGACTAAAAAAAGAATAATTAAGTTGATCTTGCAACACTAACCCCCAAATTTTATTTGTATAAATCTATGAATCCCAACGAATTATCACGTTCAAGTCTACATCATCTCTTAATTGTATTGCCTGATTCATTTTACCTACTGCTAAAAGTTCACCTTCCGGAGAATAAAGTCCAATCGTGTGAAAATAAGTTTTTAAACTTCCAGTTGCCTCATCTCTAATTAAATCACTATTCGGAGCCTTTAACCAAGTTTTATTTGTAGTATGATTGAAACTTCCTTTTTTAATCCGAACCATTGCTTCATAATTGTAAATCGTATGGGTTCCTCTGTAACGAAGTTTCCAGTCTTGATTTAAAATTTGATTATGTTTCGGGTCTAAACTTGAAACGACAATATTCCCGCCTCTATAAAACACATTTCCAGCAACGGAACTTTGATACATTCCTAAACTTGAACTATCACAAAGGGTTTGAATGGTTGTTTGAGTTAACCCTTTATTATAAATGCGAATTTCGTCCATTTGACCAATGAAATAATTATCAAAATTGAAATTATCAGCACCAAACATCAATGAATGATTATTTAAGGGATGATAATCAACTTCACTTCCACTTTGAACTAAGGTTCCGTCTTGATATAAGTATAAATTTGAACCTGATTTAACAGTTGCGTAATGATGCCAATTACTTGAACCTAAATTCAAACTTCCACTTAAATGAACAACCTTTTTACCATCGCTTCGTTTAAAGGAAAGTTTACCAGTTGAATTGTTTATTTCAAATCTGAACGGATAAACGTTTATAGGCTTATACGAAGTTGATTGTGAGGTATAAAGAAATTGTTGATTTAACCCATTCAAATTTTCCTTATCTTGAATACCATAACTTTGTTCTGTAATAATGGTGTCTTTACAAATCAATGTAGAGGATGGATCAAGAATATTTGCGCTGTAATTAACCCAAAAACTAAATGTAAAATCATCTATTTTGCTGAAATTAAATTCATCTTTATGGGGTGTTAAAATATAACTTTCATCAAAATTTGCGCTGGTGCCTGAGCCAGTCGAATTAATTGGAACACCAGTTATAAATGAAATGTTTTTAGCAATTGAACCTTCAACGTCACTGAATTGTGCGCTATCGTAAAATAGTTTTGTTTTTTCTAACCATTTAACTTCATTTATTTTACCGCGTCTATATTCATCGTTGA